GAAGAAGACGCAGAATAATAAATAACTATTATAGGACTTTATTATAACGATGCAAAGAACAAAAATAATTGCAACAGAAGTTGCAATGCCCACAACTGCTGGTACTGCTTCAAGTATTAGTGAAGCAACTTGCGTAAGATTATACAATGGAGCTGGGGGTGCGGCTACAGTAAGTATTTCAACTGCTGTAGGTGCTGCAACTACTAGTACATTTACAATGCCCGATGGCACTGTTGAATTTCTCCAGAAAGCATCAACGGATGTAATTTTTGCATCTTCTGCATCTGTGAAAGCGGCTAAAGTAGGACTTACCAACTAAGAACGATGAAACTAATTACCGAAGAAGTAACGAACGTAAAAATTATCAGCGAAGGAAAAGGCGCTGATAAAAAACTTTATATTGAAGGTGTATTCCTTCAAGGTGAGATTAAAAATAGAAACGGTAGAATGTATCCCATCACTACTCTATCTCGTGAAGTAAATCGTTATAATGAAAACTTTGTTGCAAAAGGTCGTGCTCTTGGCGAACTTGGTCATCCAGATGGACCAACTGTAAACCTTGACCGTGTTTCACATAAAATTACTTCTTTAACTCAAGAAGGTAATAATTTTATCGGTAAGGCACAAATCCTCAATACTCCAATGGGTAAAATTGCATCTTCACTTCTTGATGAGGGTGTAATGCTTGGTGTTTCTTCTCGTGGTGTTGGATCACTCCAAACAACCAGTGAAGGACATAAAGTTGTGGGTGAAGATTTTATGCTTGCTACTGCAGCTGATATCGTAGCTGATCCTTCAGCTCCTGATGCATTTGTTTCGGGAATCATGGAAGGTAAGGAATGGGTTTGGGAAGGAGGAATCCTTCGTGAACAACTTGCTTCCAGAACACAAAAGAGAATCAATACACTTATTGATCAAAGAAAGCTAGATGAACAGAAGTTAAATCTGTTCAATGAGTTTTTATCAAATCTTTAATTTATAAATAAATACAGATTATACTAAGGTAATCGGAGAGTACAAATGTCCCGTGGTAAGAATTTACAAGAAATGGAATCTGTTGCTACCCCCGGTCAGGGTGGTGGCGCAGGAAGCGGCACTTCACAATCCAAAACCGCTGTAAATGCTAATGCATCTGCACCGGCTTCCCCAGAAAAAAGTGCAACTCCAGTTGCAACTCCAGGTCAAACTGGTGCATGGGAAGATCTAGGAGGCCCAACTCCAGAAAATAGTCGTCCAGACGACAATTCTAATGCGTTTAAAACCCCAGGTGCAACCCTTAAGCAAGTTAAGGATGTTGTAAATGCTAAAGCTTCTGCAGCTGACGCTCCTGCTACTTCCGCAACTCCAGTTTCAACACCTGGTCAAGGTGGTGGAATGAAGGAAGAAGTGGAAGAAGATGAAGAGTTAGTAGAAGTTGAAGATGAAGAGGGTGGTGAAGAGGCCTACGAAGAAGAGGATGCGGAAGAAGTTGTAGAAGAAGATGTAGATTCCATCATTGATGAGGACGTAAATGCTCTTCTATCTGGTGAAGAAGAACTCTCCGAAGAGTTTAGAGAGAAGGCAAAGCTAGTATTTGAAGCTGCCCTTCACGCCAAAACAAAAGAAATTCAATCAGTAATGGAAGAGCACTATGCTGCTGCTCTTGCTGAAGAGATTGAAGAAATTAAACTAGAACTAACCGAGCGTGTTGATTCATACCTAGAGTATGTTTCATCCGAATGGTTAGAAGAGAATGCTCTCGCAATTGAGAGTGGCCTCAAGACTGAGATCACCGAGTCCTTCATTAATGGTATGAAGGGACTTTTTGAAACACATTATGTATCAATGCCTGAAGAAAAATATGATGTTCTAGAGAGCATGGTAGAAAAACTTGATGAAATGGAGACAAAACTCAACGAGCAAATTCAAAAGAATATTGCTCTAAACACGAAACTTGCTGAATCTTCTGCTGACAGAATTTTCAATCAGGTTTCCGAGGGTCTCGCTCTTTCCCAAAAGGATAAGCTTGCAAACCTCGTAGAAAGTGTTGAGTTTGAGAGTGAAGCTGACTATTACCAGAAACTGGTAACTCTTAGGGAGTCATACTTCCCAAGAAATGCTGGTATTCCAGCAAACGAAACGGAAAATCTATCAGAAGAAGCGAACTTCCAGGAAGTGAACCATTCACCTTCTATGGACGCTTATCTACGCGCGCTTTCCAACGTTGCTAAGAAGTGATTTTTAGATAATACTCAAACCGCAGATCAACAACACTTTTAACAGAGGTATTAAAAACAAATGGAAGGAATTAATTCACAAATGTTAATGGAGAAGTGGGCTCCAGTTCTAGACTTCGACGGTCTAGGCGACATTAAAGACTCCCACAGACGTGCAGTTACTGCACAAATGCTCGAGAACCAAGAAAGAGAACTCCGTGAATCCGCTGAGTTCCTTGGCGAAGCTTCCCCAACCAACTCTGCCGGTACCGGTGGTTTTGGTGGTCTATCCAATGCTGGTGGTCCTGTTGCTGGTTTCGACCCAGTTCTAATCAGCCTCATTCGTCGTGCAATGCCTAACCTCATTGCTTATGACATCTGTGGCGTTCAGCCAATGAGTGGTCCTACTGGACTCATCTTCGCAATGCGTTCCCGTTACGATAACCAGTCTGGTACTGAGACCTTCTTCGATGAAGTCGATACTACCTTCTCTGGTCAGAACAACAGCCGCAACCTTGCTAACGGATTCTCCGATGGTGTTGTTGGTTTCGGTACAACCAACCAGGATGGAACCAATCCTAACGTTCTTAACCCAGTTGGAACCGCAACAACCAACCCATCACCATATAACGTTGGTCAGGGTATGGCCACTGGTGATTCAGAAGCTCTTGGAGATGCTGCTGCTAATGCCTTCAACCAGATGGCATTCAGCATCGAGAAAGTTACTGTAACTGCCAAGTCACGTGCCCTCAAGGCTGAGTACTCACTAGAGCTCGCTCAAGACCTCAAGGCTATCCACGGTCTAAACGCAGAAGCAGAACTTGCTAACATTCTCTCCACTGAGATCCTCGCTGAAATCAACAGAGAAGTTATCAGAACCATCTATAAGGTTGCTGAGCAAGGTGCTGCTGTTAACACTGCTACCGCTGGTGTATTTGACCTAGACGTTGACTCCAACGGTCGTTGGTCAGTTGAGAAGTTCAAGGGTCTACTCTTCCAGATCGAGAGAGATGCAAACGCTATCGCTCAAAGAACTCGTAGAGGAAAGGGCAACACCATCATCTGCTCCGCAGACGTTGCTTCCGCTCTAACCATGGCTGGTGTACTTGATTACACCCCTGCACTCAACGCTAACCTCAATGTTGATGACACTGGTAACACCTTCGCTGGTGTTCTCCAAGGTAAGTATCGTGTATACATTGACCCATATGCTGCTAACGTTGCTGCTGATCAGTACTACGTTGTAGGTTATAAGGGTTCTAGCGCATACGATGCTGGTATCTTCTACTGCCCATATGTTCCTCTCCAGATGGTTCGTGCCGTCGGTCAGGACACCTTCCAACCAAAAATTGGCTTCAAGACCCGTTATGGTATTGTTGCCAACCCATTTGCAGAAGGAACCGATCAGGGACTCGGAAGACTCCGCCTCAATGCAAACCGTTACTACAGAAGAGTTAAGGTTGCTAACCTTATGTGAGTCTTTCTCACAATTCTTCAGTTCCATGGGGTCCGAAAGGACCCTTTTTTATTGCAAATAAATAAAAATAAAAGCTCGATGGCTACTCCATTTGATAATCAAATTGCAAATAGAAATTTTCTATCTCCTTTAGGATTTAAATTTAATCTAGTAAGAGTTCCTAAAGTAGATTTCTTTTCAAAATCTGCAAATGTCCCTGGTATCAATTTGGGAGTTGCAATTCAATCGACATATTTAAAAGACATCCCAATTCCTGGAGACAAACTAGTTTTTGATGATTTCAGATTAACTTTTAACATTGATGAAAATTTAGAAAATTACAATACAATACAAAATTGGATGAGAGGATTAGGCTATCCAGAAAGTATATACGAGTATACTGAATGGAGACTAAGTGATCCAAATAATCCTGAACAAGATCCTAATGTATCGGATGGTTCGTTACTAATCTACAATAGTAACTTTCAACCAACGACACTTGTAAAATTTCAGGGAATGTTTCCAACATCTCTTTCCGATATTGAATTTGATGCAACTCAAACTGATGTGCAATATGCAGTTGCTACTGTAACCTTTAAGTATGCTCTTTATAAGATTTTTACCTATGAACCTGGATGAAATACAAACTCTTTGGGAAGAAGACTCCAAGATTGATGAAGACAATCTCCACACGGAATCTGTAAAAATTCCAAGTCTTCACGCAAAATACTATAAGATCTTCAACAATATTCTTACTCTTAAGAAAGCACAAGAAAACAAATACAAGATCTTAAAGAAAGAAAAGTGGCAATATTATACTGGTAGAGCTGAACCAGATGTTTACATAGAGAAACCTTTCGACCATAAGGTACTTAAACCGGATTTAGACAAATATCTGGATGCTGATGAAGATTTAATTAAGTGTCAGACTAAGATTGAGTACTATCAAATGATGCTC